ATTTTTATTTATTTCATTAAAAGCTTTCATATAAGATTGAATACAATAACAACTGACTTCAATTCCATTAATCTTAATCTTATCTTTATTTTGTTCTTTAATATCAATTCGTGGTGAAAAGATAATAATCTTTTTATATTCAGATTTCAATTCATTCATTATAAATTTAGCAATTATAGTTTTGCCAGCACCAGTCGCCAATTCAAGAAATATTCTATTATTTCCATTTTTAAATTTATCAATTATATATTTACAAATAACATCTTGATAATCTCTTAAAATTATTTTATCATCTTGATGATCATTATCAATATCATTATCTGAATCATAACAATCAGTTAAATAATCATTGGTTTTAGTAGAATCTTGATTAATTTTCTCGACTTCTTCAAGATTTATTTCAGTTATTTCTAATCCTAATTTTGGAAAATCTTCAAGAATAAAAAGCCGTAAGTAATCTAAACCTAAACGATTAATAAATTCCCTACCTCCATTTTTATTTATAATAAATTCACTAAGTTTATCAATATAAGTTAAATTAAATTTACGAATCCATCTTTCGCGTCTTTCAATATTTCTACAAATAGTCGAGATAATTGTATCAGGTTTTTCAAATCTTCCTTTTTGCGAATAGTCAGTCATTTTGTTGTATTTAAAGAGATATAAATATTCATTTTTTTCGGGATGTTGATCACACTTACTGATGCGAGATATAGGATCGTCAGTAACTCCATATTTAATGGCATTAATATGATTCCAATCATTATTTTGAATTATATAAAAATAATTATTATCTGGAATAGACATCATTATATATTTATCAATTATTATTTAAATCAGTTTTATGTCTAACCATTGTTTTGGCTAAAAATTTCATTATATCATAATCAAGTCTTCCATAAAGATAAATCTTTGGAAAAATTTTATATTTTTCGTTTAATTTGACATAAGCGTTCAACATTGCTTTAAACAACTTTATTTTAGAGATAAAATCATTATTTATGAAAATAGCAGAAGACACTGGCAATAATCGCAAACTCAATTTACCTTTATTTTCATCACTTGTTTTTATAAATTCCTTATATACATCTTCATAAAGTTTAAAAAATAATTTATCAGTTTGTTGAGTATTGGATAAGATATCTTGTAAATATTTGGAATTTCTAAAATCCGGCCCTACTGTATGTATTAGTTTAATTTCATTATTATTATAAGAACCGCGACGAGCAACACTTAAATTAGCACTGTTATTTTTATATAAATCATCTTCAGTTTTAAATTTACTAAAATGAGCTATAACATCACTATTTGGTTTATTAGTATTTAATAAATTATAAATGGCACCAGATGCACCACCTGCACCATTAAAAGATGATTTCATATAACCAAGACCTGCAGGATCTAAAATAACTGTATTTTTAGAAAGTTTATTAGTAATGGCTTTATTAACTAATGAAATTTTAATCATTATTCCTTTCTTTTATATTTATAAAAGTTTTTAATTTAATTGTATATTTTTATTTTTTTAATTGATTTATGATAATACATTTATATATTATCAATTTAAAGTATTATCACAAATCATTATTTTTTGCTTATTAATATGATAATAAAATTAACATTTGATAAAAATAATGAGGAATTAAAAATTGAATATTTATTTACTAAAAATAAATAACAATGACAGAAGATGTTTTTCATTGTTCTTTATGTGATTATAATACAAATAAAAAATTTAATCTTAATAGACATATAAATATAAAACATAAACAAGATGAAGAATTAGATATTAATAATGAAGAAATTACAAAAATATGTTCTAATGTGGAAAACAATTATCAACTAAAAATACTTTAAAAAATCATTTAAATATTTGCAAAGGTGTTTTAAATCCATTAGAATGTCATATATGTCATAAAATTTTTAATAATAGACCATCTAAATGTTATCATTTAAAAAATTGTTGTTTTCCACAAATAAATAATGAAACTCGCATAAATTCTGATATAGAATTAACACAATCTACAACAAAAATTATTTCAATTAAACCAGATTTATAAAAAGACTTATTATAATAAAATAGTTAATCTTTGTTTTATAAAAGTTTTTAATTTAATTGTATATTTTCAATTGGACTTTTATTTTTTATTTTTTTTATTTTTATTAAAAAAAGTTTTTTCCGGCTCACCTGCTCATTTTATTATTTGCTCACTTACTCGGTTATTAAATTATAATATAAAGAGATACTTATATATAAATATTAATAATAATGCCACCAAATATATTTAATTGCTCGTTATGTGATTATACAACAAATAAAAAATACAATTTAAAAAGACATATAGACGGAAAACATAAGAAAATTAATTTAAATAATCCTAACATTAATTTAAAAATTACTAACATAGATTTAAAAATTACTAACATAGATTTAAAAATTACTAACATAGATTTAAATAATCCTAACAATGATTTGAATAAATGTTCTAAATGTGGAAAACAATTATCAAATAAATATTATTTAAAAAAACATATTGAAACATGCAAAGGTGTTATAAATCCTTTGGAATGTCATATTTGTCATAATTTATTTGCTTTTAGTAGTTCAAAATCGGTTCATTTAAAACAATGTAAAATTAAAAATTTAAAAGAAACTACAGAAATCATAGAATCACCTGATATAACACGCATAAATTCTGATGTAGAATTAACACCATCAACAACAAATATTACTTCAAATATAATTCAATTAAATCAGATTTATAAAAAGACTTATTATAATGATAAAATAGTTAATCTTTGTTTTTATGATAAGAAAACAGGAAAAATAAATTTTGATATTAGTCATTTTAATGAAGAAATTATGTATATAATACTTAAAAATAATAATGATGATGCATTTGATTATTTATCTGATAAATTATTTGAAAATGTAAAAAATAAATTAGTACTTAAAAATAACATAAAAGATAATTATTCAGAAGTTCATATTGGTGCTAATTATTGGGAAATAAAATTAGATGATTATATATATCCAAAATTAATGTCTAATATGTCTGATATATTTGTAAATTTTATAGAAGACAATAAGCAAAAATTCTTAAAAGCTAAAATCGACTATTTATTGAAATATATACATATAATGGCATCTAATGGTTATTCATTTGATAATGAAAGTGAATATAAAAAGAAATATAAAATGCATATTCAAGTACTAAAATTATTATTTATAAAGTTTTAATAGCTAATCCAGAAATAATACACATATTTAAATATTTATTTGTTTTTAATCCTAATCTCAAAAATAAATGTAATAAACTATAAAGATATATATTATTTTCAGAATTTACAAGGCTTTTATTAAAAAGGAGGAATGGAAATAATAGAGATAATCCATAGTAAAAATGCCATTCATCATTAGTAATCAAAGATTTACGCACTAAAGTCATTAGAAACGCTGATAATTGAATTGGAAACATAATAGTAAAAGGACTATCAGCATTTTTGACTAATAAAAGATTAGTGGTTGCTACTATTTGTGAAATTGCATAAAACCTTTTTAGATAATTGGTCGAATATTCACCGCGAATATCTCGCGTTGTCGTTAATTCATTATTTATAAATTTATTAGAAACCACATCAGCTAAATAATGATGAGTTAAGATAATACCAAGTTTTGTCAAATAAAACCAATGATCATAAGTTTTGAAATAAATATTGTGATAAATAATAAAAATAGAACGAGAAGTAAAAATTATATTATGTAATTGGAGTTCTTTCCAAATAATAGTTTTATTTAAAAATCTTTGAATAGGAACCTTGAAAATAAAAGAAGATAGCGATAACCCTAAATGAATTAATGGATATAAAGGATTATAACCTGTTTCGAAATCCATTGAATTATATTTAAATTTCAAATAAAAACGATAACCATAATGAATTAAACAACCAAAACCTAATGTTTTATGTATATGTAAATAGTCGTGCATTTTTAAGTATTAATAATGATTATTTATATCATTATCTTTATGTATTATTCAAAAATTCAATAATAAAAAATGATTTATCTATATTAATAATGATTACATTAATGAATAGTAAAGATTTAATTATTAAAATATTTAATGAAAATGTTAAAGGTATAAATATAAATATATCTAATAAAAATAAAAAACACTCAGGTAAAGAAGGTCATTGGTTAGAAAAACAATTTGGTATTAAACATAATTCAAAAAATGAACCTGATATATATAATTATGAAATGAAAAAACATTCAAATAATAAAATAACAATAGGTGATTTTAGTGCATCAGAATATTTATTTTCAATTAAAACAAAAAGAAATTATATAAATGAAAATAATAAATGGTCAGATGATATAAATATTAAAAGAGATGATTTTATAAAATATTTTGGTAATTTTAATAAAAATAAGAAAAGATATTCTTGGTCTGGAACTTGTATTCCAAAATATAAAAATTGGAATAGTAATGGTCAAAATTTAGAAATAAATGAATATAATGATTTATATATTACTTATTCATATTCAAAGGATCAAAGAAAAGATTATAAACTTACATTTCCTGATTATTTACAAAAAGATAATTTAATTATAGCATATTGGAATAATGATAAATTAAAAAATCATATTGATAATAAATATAATAAAAATGGATTTTTCATTTGTATAAAAGAAAATGATAAATATGAAAAGATATCATTTGGAAAACCATTTAACTTTGAATATTTTATAGAAGCAATTAAAAATGGTAAAATAATATTTGACAGTGGAATGTATATTGGCAATACAAGAAATTATTCACATTTTCGCGGTTATAGCTTTTGGAATGACTTAATAATAGAAACATATTAAAAATTATTTAAGGAGATCTTTAATATGATTTCCAAGATAATAAGCAAATTTGCAAGGAACTGCATTTCCAATTTGCATTATTATATCTTTTTTACTACCTTCGAATATATAGTCATCAGGAAAGGTCTGAATTCGCTTTAATTCAATAATAGAAAGTCTTCTTATATTACTATCATTATATTTAACTAATGCGTCATAACCATCTTTCCAATAACGAGCTGGTATTGTATAAGATGGTTTATCTAAATTTAGGAATTGAGCACCAAAGCCATTTCCTTTTACCTTTGATTTCTCTTTTTTAGCAATTATACCAGCAATTGCTTTTTCACTTAAAAATAATGATTCATCTGCTTCATCACGAGATATTAAAACAGTTTTAACTGGAATTCTATTTTTAGTTATTATTTTAGGTTCAATAGGAATTATATTTAAATCTTTACGAATACCGATTATAATAACACGTCGTCTATTTTGTGGAACTTCAAAATCACTCGCAAATAACTTACAAATAATACAATTATAATTGACAGATAATAATTCAATAATGATATCAATTATTTTTTTGCCTTCATCAGTCTTCTTTGATAAAATACCGATAACATTTTCCATAATAAAGGCATTTGGTTTAAAATAATCAAGAAATTTTACAAATTCTATAAATAAAGAATTGCGAGGATCATTTTTATCTCTCTTACCGGCAATACTAAAACTCTGACAAGGCGGACCGCCAACAATTAAATGAATTGGTTTATTATCTTTATTATAAAATTCATTAAATTTCTCAGGTGATAATTCAGTCAAATCTTGAGTAAATGCTTTATGATCATTAAAATTCTTATTATAATTATCAATTGCCTTATTCCAAATATCAATACCAGCAATTATATTAAATCCGGCATCTACTAAGCCTTTTGAAAATCCACCACAACCACAGAATAAATCAATTACATTCATTATTATTCTAATCTTAATTTAAAATTAATAATCAATTTTTATTCTAAATTTAATTTAATATGTTCATTAATCAAATCTTTAAAATCTTCAGGTATTTCATTTAACTTAAGATAGAGACTATTAATATTAGGAGGTTTAATATTTTTATTTAAAACGAGATAATATTTAGTCAAATCATCAGTATTTTTATAAAAGATAAGGAAAGGACGATTAATATAATTATTAGGTGCTTTCATAAATGTAGATGATAAAATGAGGTCTCGTAAATCTCCTCTAACATCTTCTATATTAACGCTACCATAAACAGCCCTATGAATAATTAAGATAGATATATTAAGAATTTGTGTCATTGTCAATAAAATAAGATCATTGACATAAAACCCTTTTTTATTAAACATCTCAATCAATTCTAATTTCTCTGAATTGACTAATTTTGAATAATATTTCTCCCAATAAGCATTTATATTATTAATCTTAAGTTTGCTAAATTTCACGAATTGATTAAAAATCGATTTGTCTTTAAATAAGGTTTTCATAATCATTTCATTATTTTTAAAATCCTTAAGTTTTTGAATGCTTATGTCTAATAAAGTTTGATAACTTGTTTTAATATTTATATAAGCCGAATACCATTCAAAGAATTCAATGAAATATTCAAGTTTATAATCAGGTAATCGCATATATTGCATAAGATACCAATCACTTTTCTTATGCATAACCCATTTACTATTTAATGGTGTAAAGGTTCCATTAAATAATTCAGGAAGTTTAATAGAAACATTTGCAACATCTTCATTAAAATTCAAAGTTTTTTCATTAAATTTAGTTTTATTGAAGTTTATTAAGGGTGAAGATTGATGATAATTAAGAATTTGATTAGGAATTATTCCGTTTTTGATGGCAACTTGTGAGAATAAAAATTGTTTTCGTTTGTCATCAATTTGAATATTAGGATCAAGAAAATTATATTTATAATAAAGAATCATTTTATTTAAATAATTCTTGATATGTTTGATACTATAAATGGGTATTTCCTCAATAATTATTCGAATTTTATTTTTATCAGGATTGTTAGCAAACAATTTCATCATCTTATTTATATATTCAATGCGTGGCAAGTCCAATAATTCCTTTAATTTCTCCTCATCGTCTCCCAAATCTTTAAGTAATTTATTAAAAACCATCATTTGCAATTGAAACCATTTCTTATTCTCGCTATCATTAGATTTATCATAGAAATAGAGATCGTCTTCAATACGTGAATGGACGATGTCAGTGTTTCCAAATTCTTTTGCGGGAATTGTCAAGACGGTGAATAATTGATTTTTAACTTCTTTTTGTAACATTTCTCTATTAACTTCGCCAATATCAAAACGAATATTTAAAGAATCTAATTTATTTTTAAAAGTTTCAAAATCTTTAGTGGTTATATTAATTTCAAAAGAATTATTAATATAATCATCATAAAAAGCAATCTTTTTAATATTCAAATCTTTTACAATTCGAGGTAAGAAACTGATACCAATTTTATCAATAGTTATGAGAATTCCACCTTTAGTTAAGAAATGTTCAATAGTTAGATCATTATTAATAAGAATAGTATCAAAAATAAATTTAGTATAATTATTGAAAATTACTTGGGTATTTATCCAATTATTGAGAATATAAATATTTCTATAGATTTTATCATTTAATTCAAAAATCTTATTATCAGCACTACATGAGGTGACAATTGATTTTAATTTAGGATAATCATTTAATTTAAAGAAATTGCTAACCGTCTTATTTTTATATTGAAGTTCAATAGGTTCATAATATTTGCCGTCTTTAAGTAGAACAATGACTTCCGGATTTATTTCCATAATGGCGATTAAATCATCAAATGAAGTATAATAGGGACATAAAACATTTATATTATTATCAGAAGTTTTTTCAAAGATTATGAGAAGTTTATTATAAATGATACTTATCATAGCATATAAGAAATAGGCACTTTTAGGTGTTGAATAATCATTAGCATTTAAATAATGAATAAATTTTTTATAACTTTTAAAAATTGCTAAAAATCTGGATAATTTATAATCATTGGAGAAATCGAGATTATACAATTCATCTATTTGCGGGAATTTCTCCAAATACTCCTTTAATTCAAGAATTAATTTTTCATTTTCGCGAGGTATCAATGGTAATCTATCCATAAATGCTTTGCAAACATTACCATTTTCTAAACCGACATAAGTTATTAAATCCAATTTACTTTCAATATCTTTAATAAATGAATGTTTAATATTAATATTAAATAAAAATTCTTTGTCATTTTCATCAACTACTACTTTCTTTTTATCAAATCCAAGAAGATAAACGAGTGCAAATATAAGACTATCAGTATGAACAATTTTTTCTTTAGTAGTCGCTTTATGAATAATACCTTTTCTTACTATTCTAAAATCCTTTAAATCCTTCTCTTTATTAATCTTCTTTTTACCTTTTGCCTTTTTCTTCCCTTCGTTCTTCCCTTCGTCTTCAGAATCTTCATCATCATCAATATAAAAAGGTTTTGTTTTATAAGT